TGTAAAAGTCATTGATTACGTTTTGTGTATCAATCAGAAGACCGCATAACAGGTATTGGCGTGACTGGAGTTCCGACGTGTGCTCTTCCGATCTTACCCCTCCAAGTGCAGCTAATTATCTCTGATTTATGCAATCACAACTGCTCATTTTGTGCTTACCGAATGGAAGGGTATACTTCCAATAAGAACTTTGGTGAGGCTGATGCAGTAACGGGTATGATCAATAACAACCCAAATCGTATGATTCCCTACGAGAAGTGTATTGAGATTCTCAATGATTGTTCAGAGATGGGAGTTAAAGCACTTCAGTTTACTGGAGGGGGAGAGCCTACTGTCCACCCTAAGCATAAGGACCTTTTTCAACATACTCTTGATAAAGGAATGGATTTGGCTCTTGTTACGAACGGAACTGTGATGCGTGAAGGAGTCCCAGAAATTCTAGCACAAGGTAAGTGGGTTAGGTTTTCTGTTGATGCAGGAAATGCCGAAAGCTACTCTAAGATTAGAGAAGTACCTCCTGCTTACTTTGATAAGGTTCTTAGTAATATTAAAAAAGTAGTTGCAGCAAGAGCTAAGACTCCTGACTCAGATCTAGTTATTGGAGTAGGCTTTGTTGTTGTTAAGGAGAACTGGACCGAGATTTACGATGCAGTAGAGAAATACAGTAAGCTAGGGGTGGATAATGTTCGTATTAGCGCAGTGTTCACACCTGAAGATTTTGATTACTTCGCAGGGTTCTATGAAGAAGCAAAGGCTTTAGCCCAGAAGGCTAAAGATGATTTTGAGACTGATGAATTTAAGGTATTCAATCTATTTGGAGATCGTATTGGAGATCTAGTCCTTAAAAAACCTGACTACGATTTCTGTTCATATATGCATCTTAATACTTATATCGGTGGAGACTTAAATGTCTACACTTGTTGTAACAATGCTTATAATGATCATGGGGATATGGGATCCTTAAAGGAGCAGAGCTTTAAGGATTACTGGTTGTCAGAGTCTAAAAAGAAAAAGTACGAACGGTTTAAAGCCTCTTCTTGCGCTCGCTGTATGTTTAACAATAAGAACCGCTTCATTAATTATATGATTGAAGATAACCCTGTGCATGTAAATTATATTTAACTAGGAAAGATACTAATATGGAAAATTTAAGTTTAAGTGAGTATCAAAACCAAGCTATGAGAACTGCAATCTATCCTCAATTAGGGGAGGTTCCTATTTATCCTGTATTAGGTTTAGTAGGGGAAGCTGGAGAGGTAGCGGAAAAGGTAAAGAAAATCATCCGTGATAAAGATGGTGTAGTGGGTAAATGGGACCGTGACAATATAGCTTTAGAGTTAGGGGATGTACTTTGGTATCTCGCTGCTATAGCTAAAGAACTTGGCTACACCTTAGAAGATATAGCCCAAATGAATTTAGATAAGCTTAATGACCGTAAAGATAGAGGAGCCTTAGGGGGCTCAGGAGACAACCGATAATGCCCACTTATGACTACCAATGTTCCTCCTGTGAAGGAGTCTTTCAATGCTTTGAGTCGATGACGGAGAACGCAAATAACACTACTGTTCCTCATTGCCCTACCTGTGACCCTGATATGGATAACGATCCTACGATGTATAGGTATTTTGGCAATTCCCGTCCCGCCTTTAGGATTGAAGGTGGTGGAGTGTACAACCCAGGGCTGCACTAGTCTTTTAATTTTCTCGGTATTACAAACAACCAAAAAGTCAACACTTACTATAATAGTGTATGGATAAAGCAGTATTAACACGACTTAAAAACGCAGGATTATTATCAGAGCAAGTGCCCGACATGGGCTTTGTTTCCACAGGCAGCTATGCCCTTAACAAGATCATTTCAGGTGATTACACTAAGGGAGTTCCTATTGGGATGATCTCCCAGTTTCATGGAGAAGCCTCCACAGCCAAGACTGTGTTCGGTACTCACATTCTGAAAGAGGCACAATCTAAGGGATACTATACCATGATGGTGGATAGTGAAAATGCATACAACCCTGAGTTTGCAAAGCATTTAGGAATTGATCCTAGCAAGTTGATTTACTCTGCACCTGAAACTTTGGAGGACTGCTTCCAAGTTATCGAGGACACAATTACTTCCATCAGAGAGACTGATGTTGATACCCCAATTGTTGTTGTGTATGATAGCATTGCTGTGTCACCTTCTAAGGCAGAGTATGAAGCAGAGGGGTACGATGGAAATAACATGCAGGGAGCTATCAGAGCTAAGTCTACTGGAGCGTGTTTACGAAAGATTAACCCACTCATGCGTAAACATAAAGTTGCCCTTGTCATCATCAACCAGATTAGAAATAAAGTGGGTGTGATGTATGGCAGTCCTGATACGATGGCAGCAGGGGGAAAATCATTAGAGTACTATCTTGGCGTAAACTTAAAGTGTATCTCCAATAAAACCAGCGACCTCCTCAAAGACGAGCATAAGAGGGTCATGGGGATCAAGGGTATGGTCAGGAACACTAAGAACAAATGCTCTATACCCTTCCGAGAGTGCGAGTTTGAGCTTATGTACAATGAAGGGCTCAATCCCTACGCTGGTACATTGAAGCAGTTAGAGGCCGATGGGATGGTCACTAGGAGTGGCGCATGGTATACCGTAGCCGACTCAGACAAGAAGTTCCAATCCAAGGACTTCCAAGACCTCCTCCTAGACCCGAAAGCAGAGGGTTTTGAAGGAATTCGTAAGTTTTTCGGGGTTTAGTCTTGCAAATAATCTGTGAAGTAGTATAATAGGGTAAGCCAAAAGGAGGCACTACTATGACTGACGAGAAATTTTTTGACGAACTATCCAGCATGATCAACAAAGCCTTTGATGGCGCTTTTGGTCGTAAACCTGGGGATAGTACACTGCCTAATACTAAAATCCTTCAAACATCGGAGAGACTAACAAAGTTAATGGAAAAAAATCCTTCTAATATCGGAGAGACTAACACGCAAGATCTTAGTGATTTTGTTGTTAAAGAAGATAGCTCTGATACCATCCCCGCTCTTTATGAGTCTATCGAGGACTATACTGCTAAAACAGGTAAGCGATTCCGCATGACCAAAAGGCAGAAAGAACTAAAGATGACACGCGAAGAAGCCTTTAAACTTACCCACGGAGAATGCTAATATGATTAAAAACGAAGAACTACTACGAACTTACGCCCCTGCTGCTTTTGCTACTGCTCCTGAAGAGGGTCGAGTGTCTGACCGATACTCTTTCCTTCCTACTACTGATATTCTTGAGATCCTTCAAGATGAAGGTTGGACTGCTTGGAAAGCTCAACAGGTTAACGCTAGGAAGTGGAGTACAGACCACGCCAAGCACATTATCCGTCTTAAGCACGAAGACTTGGATATGAACTCTTTTGGAGTCGGAGACTCTTTCCCTGAGATGCTCCTTATTAATGCTCACAACGGACTTGGAGGCTATACTCTTCAAGGAGGCATCTTCCGTATGATCTGCTCTAATGGAATGGTTATTTCTGAGAACGACTTCGGTAAAGTCCACATCCGTCACATCGGTTTTGAGCCCCAGCAGGTAGTTAATGCTTCCCGTGATTTGGTTGTTAACGCATCTAAAATTGCTGATAAGATTGGTAACTGGCAAGAAACTGAAATGTCTGATCGAAGCCGAAAAGACTTCTTTGCTGACGCTGCAAAACTTCGCTTTGATAACCCTAATGATGGTATGATTGCTGATATCTCTATGCCTCGTAGGGTAGAAGATAAAAAGACGGACCTTTGGACTACTTTTAATGTGGCACAAGAAAACCTCCTTCGTGGAGGGTTCCGTAATGGTTCTACTAACCGTATGGTGCGAGCAATCTCTAATATTCAAAAAGATGTTAATTTGAACGCCCAGCTTTGGGACTTGGCCTCTACATATAGTGAGGGTTTCGCCCTCAATTAACTTTTAGAGGGAGGTGGAGTATTCCCCGTCCTCCTCCTCCCTCACTTTTTATACTATGAGTAAATTTGGCAATCATTACGATTTCAGAGAACCCTTAATGACTGACGAAGCTGGGCTATACATTACAGTAGCTCAGATGGGATTTTTTTTAAATCGTAAGAATGGTAAAAAGAAGTTTGGTTCCGCAGACCCAGAGTTTATGGATTATTATCGAAACTGTTGTCTATACAACCTAGTTTATGATATGATGGAGGACAACCCAGAGTGTGCAAATTTGTATTGGGATTCTGATCATGGATCAGTAGCTTTATCCTTTCCAGTAAAAGGATCTGTTGCGAGAATTCTTTCTATTATATCAGAGGAGCATGAAACCTTTTCCTCTGATAAGGATACTTCTACAGGTGTTGTTTGGGATGATGATGACGAGGATACCTACGGTATTTTTAAATGAAGAAAAACAACGAAAAGAGTGATTTTTCTAAGAAAGAGTTTCGAAGAAAAAATAAAAATAATAACAGGAAGTTGTCACAAAAAGTATCCCATTCTTCATATGATAGCTCGAAAGACAAGCTAGACGAGTTAGATGAGTGGGACGATTACGAAGATTTATCCTTTGAAAAATTTAAACATGGAAAACGTTAGAATACAAAACTCGGAACCGACATACCTGGCTGCAAATAATGTTGTTTCTGATGAGCTTGCTAAAAAACTAATTGATTTAGTTGATGAACGCGGGAAGCGGTCAGAGTGGTCTTATAATCCTGACTGCATAGAGTATCAGATCGCAAATCCTTTTTCCAAAGTCCGAAGTACTAGTGATGAAAAGGTAGTTGAAGTACTGCCTGATCTCTTCGGAGTGGGTGAATCCTTTTTAAGACATCTTAACTGGAACTTCGGTAATAGTGCCTTTGAAATAGCAACTGGACATCACGGGTTTTGGATTCTTAAGTATGAACAGGGTGGAGGTTTTGAAAGCCATTGTGATTGGGATTCAGGCCCAAATGGAATTCGCCCTCCTGTTGTGGCTACTGCTACCATCCTACTTAATGATGATTTTCGAGGAGGAGAGGTGATTTTCTTCGATTCTAAGAGTGAACCGTCTATTATAGAGCAGCAGAAGAGTTCCGCGCTCGTCTGGGACGGATTTACACAGCACAAAGTTGCAGCGGTCACAGAGGGTGTTAGGTATGCCCTTGTCATTCATTATACAGGAACAATCAAATGAGTTGGATTTGGGGCGAGAAAAAATCTCAAGAAAAAGTAAAGATGAACTTTACGGCAAAGAATCGGCGTAGGGATATAGTAAATAGAACAATTAAGGTTCATCTTGAATTAGAGATGGAATACCCAGCTAAGGTTGACATTATTCAAGGGCTTAGGGATACGAAAACTAGCTTCGATCTTCCTATGGGCATTGAAATGAAAGATGCCCATATGGCTCATATTGAAATCCTAGGAGATCCTAATGTTGAGTGATATGGAACTTCCGTGGAAACCCTTTGGCTTGACGCTCACTTATAAAGAGTGGGATGATTTAGTTACATGGTATATCCAAAAAAACATGTCAAATACCCTAGATACACAAGAGGACACAACTTATGCCCACAAATTATATCCCTAAAAATTCGATTCTTGGCCCCACTAGGGTCCAGAGGATCGCCAAAAAACTTATTGATGAGTCTGGTGAAGACAGAAACCTCGCTTTAGAGGCACACAGATTCTTTAAAGCGATGGTGGACGAGAATCCACAAGACGCTGCTGCTAAAGGCTTAATGGTTGATGCACTTAAGGTTGCTCAAGCTTCTAAGAATAACGTAGTTAAAATTCTTAACTTAATTGTTAAGATGGAGGATAACTCCACAGAAAACAAAACCAAAGCGTCGAAAGGTGCTGAAAATTCCATGTTTAATGAGTTGGAAAAGCATCTAAAAGATGACCAAAAGTAAGACCTACCGTATTGTTTGCCACGAACTTGACCTTGTACTTTTTGTAAAAGGGTACAGCCTAAAAGAGGAAAAAAGACTATATGAGTCCCTTAGGGATAAGATCCTTAAGGAAAAGGCTCCAATCAGATTGGAAGACTACAAGAATTTTATCGTTAAAAGGTTTTTGGTTGATGTAGATGCCTTTTTCGATATGCTTGGCACGGAAGATGTAGAGGAGATGAATGAAGCAGTTGGTTCTGTGTATAACTCAATCATCGCGCTCTATCCTCCGTTCGCTTTGGAGTTTATTTGTACTGATCTAAATGCCGACACTTTTATGTCTGGTGTAGAGCGTAAGCTAGTCAGCCAAGTAAAGGATCACCTCAACTCTAAAGAGCCTATAGCTGATTGTATTTCCCTTTCCAGTCTTGAGGATATTACTGCATTAGAGGAGTTCTTCAAGGATAATATCATCGGGCAAAGGAAAGCTCTGGAAGCTATTATTAAAGCCATTAAACTTATGGCATCTGGTTTATCAGGCCACTCCTCCTTTTTGTTTGTCGGTCCTACAGGAGTAGGTAAGACACAAGTAGGTAAGTTGCTTGGAGAGAAGTTTAGCGGGAACTTTTATAAGATTAACTGCGCCGAGTATGCAGGTGGACATGAGTATGCTAAACTAATCGGATCTCCCCCAGGATATGTAGGACATACTGAGAAGAGTTTGTTGGCTGAGAAAGCAGAGCAGTCTAACAGATGGGTTTTCCTCTTTGATGAGATTGAGAAAGCACACCATAAACTGTACGATTTTCTTCTATCCCTTCTAGATGATGGAACTTGTACAGATAACCTAGGAACTGTACTAGACTTTAGTGAATCTATTTTTATTTTCACATCTAACCAAGGTATGACTACGCTTAATAAACAATCTGTAGGATTTGAGAATACTCAGAGAAGCTCTAAGCAATTTGCAGAGAATGTTATTCATGATTCGGTAAAAAATCATTTCAGTCCTGAGTTCTTAAACCGTATTGATGATATTGTAATCTTTGATCACTTGACTAAGGAAGAGGTTTCGGAGATTGCACAACTACAGTTAGAAGACCTTCCCATCGAAGCGACAGACTCTCTAGTTTCTTATGTTGTAGATAAAGGTTATTCTAATGAATATGGGGCTAGAAATATTGCAAGGTTCATTAAGAATAATGTTTCTGATAAGATCGCAGATGCTATCCTGAATAAGCTTATTCCTAAGAAGGAAGGCGCGTACTATACTCCTAGAATCTGCAAGGACGGCATGAAGATTATCAATACGCAAAAATATAACGTATCTTCTTCAGGATAATCCCTACTACGCTCCTATAATACCTAGTAAGGGATGGTAGCTCAGTAGGTTAGAGCGCAGTCCTTATAAGGCTGTAGTCGTTGGTTCAAGTCCAACCCATCCTACCATTATACAACAACCCCTAATATTAAGGAAAAAAATTATGAATGAACTAAATGAAAAGTATCTAGCTCGTATGCTAGAAGGGGCCGAACAAGGTCTTGACCAAGTAGAAATGGCTATCAAGCAGATCAAGGATCAGCTTGAGCAAATGGAGGAGCAGAAAGTAGAAATGATTACCGCTGTTAGGGAAATCAAAGAACTTCTGGGTCTGGAAGGAGAAGAAAGCAAACCTGAACTTCTTGTTGAAGATGAAGCGTAAGAGCAATCGAACCAAGTTCGGGCTCTTTAGAAGCGAGGCTGATGCACAAGCAGTTTGTGATACTCGATCTAAAGAGCCCAAGTTTTCTACTTCCACGTTTTATACTACCAAGGTAGCACGAAACAAAGCTGGAAAAAATAGTTGGCTGGCTTATTGCTTGACGAAGAAGTAATAAAGAACAATCCCCGATAGCTCAGTTGGTAGAGCGTTCCTCTGTTAAAGGAATTGTCCGAGGTTCGAGTCCTCGTCGGGGAGCCAAACAACTTAAGGGGGAGTGGAGGAACAGGTATACTCAAGAAACTTAAAATTTCTCGCCGCAAGGATTGAGGGTTCGAATCCCTTCTCCCCTACCAAACAAACGCACCATTAGCTCAACTGTATAGAGCAACGCCCTTCTAAGGCGTAGGTTATAGGTTAGAGTCCTATATGGTGTACCAGAACAAAATGTTTTATAATACATCCCACTTTCCTCATATAAAGAAGCTCGAAAGTTTATGGAATGAATTCCTCATCGAATATTCATCCTTAAAAGATGGAATTCTTCCATACGTCGAGCATGACCTATACACGGGAAAGTGGGATGTTTTTCCTTTTATCTTTTTTGGTGAGAAAGTTGAGGAGGGGTGTAAGTTATGTCCGAAAACATGGAAAGCTATTAAAGACATTCCTGGGCTTTTAACTGCATCTTTTTCTATTTTACGAGCAGGTACTGAGATTTTTCCTCATACAGGGTTCACAGATAAAGTAATAAGATGCCACTTAGGTCTTAAAATTCCTAATGATTGTGCTATAATAGTGGGAGAAGAGTCTAGAAGTTGGCAAGAGGGCAAGTGTTTAATATTTGATGATACCGTCCTGCACTCAGCTTATAACAAGAGTAACGAAGATCGAATCATCTTACTACTAGACATAGAACGAAACAAACAAATCACTAAAATACAATGACACATAAACCGAACCGCACTAACTTACCCCCAGCCAAGTCTGCTGACGAGTACGAACGAGAAATTGCTCTCTTGAAGCTACAACTACAAGAAGCTGAGAAAACTATTAGTCGAGCAGCAACGTCTATTTTGGATGAATGGTCACTCCCAGCGCATACGATTGCTAGCAATTACTCTCGTAAAACTGACATTGATCTGTATGTGGAGGAGATTAAGAAGAATGACTAAGTTTTCAGAGATTGGTTATGACGTAGGTAGCTTAGTATCAGACAAGCAACGTGCTTACGGAGATTCTTTTGGTCGTAGTGGTGAATGCCTAAGGCAGATGTTCCCTGACGGCATTAAGACAGAACAATATGATGATCTCCTTACGATTGCAAGGATCCTCGATAAACTATTTCGTATTGCCAATAACCCTAACGCTTTTGATGAAAATCCATATCAGGACATTGTGGGTTATGGGCTACTAGGAATGAACCGCCATAAAGTCAAAAAATAATATGAAGAAACTATTACTAACATTATTCATCCTTGCAGGATGTACTTCCGAGAATACATCATCAGGACCTGGGGATGGAACTACTCCTCCTGTAGAGACTTGTGATTTTATTGAGTCCTTTGTTGACCATCAAAGTCCAGAGACTGCACAGTTTGTCACCACCTTACCTGTCTTTTCTGAGTACAGTTTGTGTGGTAACAACACCCACATGTACCTAACTGAAACTATTTTTCAGGTAGACCAAGACCATTACCTATTTCCTTTAGTGTCTCTAGAGGATACAGTAACAGTTAATTTTGTGGTAGATACAGAGAGCAACCCTCCGTATCTCGAATACCACACTCCTACTATTAAATTCCATGTTGTTTATGATGGTGGAGATCCAATCCAAATCGCTTATTTCATCGGAGCTATCACAAATGTTACTGTTCTAGATTGGCAGGTTCCAATGTTAGGAGAGTATCAGAATGATTTGATTGTTGAAGTAAGCTCTTTTGTAAACTATCCTTTTGATGCAAGTTCGTCACAAGATTACATTCTTAAGTTTTGGTAAAACAGAAAAAAGTACCTGTTAATAGAACCACTGAAGGTGTAACAACTACGGAATACTACGCATTGTCTATTATTAGTAATGAAGAACTGGTGGAGTGCGTTGAGAAGTATGATAGTGACCTTGCAGCGGAGATCCAACTTAGATTTAATTATTATTTTAAAGAGCTTGATTGGCTTTTCGATAAGTTAGAAAAAAAATAAATCTGAATTTTTTAGAGAGTCCCCTTGACAAGGGCTCTCTTTTTTGGTATAATGGGGGCATGAAATACAACTGCCCTAACTGCCTGAGCCTCGACCTCACTATGACCCTGACCGTGTTGGACGTAAACCCCAACAACGTTAGAGTTGACCTTGGCGAAAATGACTATAATTATGGTCGTATTATTTGCCAAGGTTGCAACTTGTGTGGTCCTGCTGACTACTTCCTTACTCCAAAAACTAACACTTACCAAAACTAATACTATGAACATCAAAGAACTTTGCAACGAACTCTTCAACCAAACCAACACCTCAGAAGACCTTAGACTCGTTTGGGATACTGCCCAATCAATACAAGACAAGCTATCTCACCTCGCTAGGAGGGAGTTCTCGATTGGGCAAGAGGTCCAGTTCGAATCTAAGCATGGTCTAATCCAAGGCCGAGTCACTAAAATCAATAAGAAGAGTATTAAGGTTACGAGTTTAGGTGGAATGATGTGGCGTGTTGCCCCTACTCTTCTAAGTCCTCTTAGCATGGAGCGTTAATATGGTACAAGAAATACATCACGTTGATTACGATGGTCCTGAAATTATTTCCTGCCTTCACTTAGTCGAGCTTTGGCTAGGAGAAGGTGCTGGGGACGGAGTTACTTACAAGGATGGTAAACTCGTTTCACGCACCAAACTAACTGAGAAAGATGCAGAAGCATTTATCGCTAAACAGTTATTTAAGTACACCGACTGTGGTGTATCTTTTAGTGCGGACTCTACAGGAATCCACATTGCAGGATACGCAGAAGGTTCAGAACATGAACTGCCTGTTTATTCTTTAGAGTGGGAAACCTTTACTGTAGGGACATTTGAATACACAGTAGAAAAAGCAGACCGAGAAGGTTGTTACGAGTGGGAATATGTAAACGGTACGCTTGAAGCAGAAGGTTATGAGTGATGGCTACACAACAGAATCTAGATAAAACTTACATGAATATGGCTATAGAGTTATCTAAACTGTCATACGCAAAAAGAAAAAAGGTTGGTTGTCTTATCGTAAAAGACACTCAAATAATTTCTGAAGGATTTAATGGAACACCTAAAGGGTTTCCTAATCAATGTGAGACTCTTTCAGACTCCGATGAACTCTACACAAAACGAGAAGTACTTCACGCAGAATCAAATGCTATTAGCAAAATAGCTAGATCTACTAATAGTTCCGAAGGTGCTACTCTCTATGTAACAACTGCTCCTTGTTACGATTGTAGTAAACTTATTATTCAAGCGGGAATAGTAAGAGTAGTTTATAAAGACTTATACCGAGATCACGGACTGAGTTTACTAGAACGTGCTGGGGTAGATATTACTTACTATAAATCCTTAGGTCTTTAGGTACTACTAGCAGTTCCACTTCTTTAAAGAAAGG